TTTCTGTGGGTTTCCCATTGCTCAACACGACCTAATACCCACTCTTTCAAGGGGTTCATTGGGTCCATATAGGCTAGTTCTTTGCTCATAAGTTGTTAGTATCCTGCAATTGCATCAAGGGGTTCCCATTCTTCTAAATCTATACTACCTGCATAGTCTGCTACACTTACTTGGTCTATATAGGCTAAAGAATCTAGGAGATCATCATGTGAAAGAGGACTTGGGAAGTCCATCATCTGTGCTATGAAATGACTATTCCAATCAGCTTTCCTTAGTTTAATCTTTCCATGTTCTAATCTACCTTGGAGTGACCAAGTGATTCTATCTGTCTTCTTTTTACCACCATGAGTCACATCTGTTATATTGACCCATCTACCTTTAGACCTCATCTCATCTTCTAAGTAAGGCATTATAGCATTCTTTAGTGCTCCAGCTTCAATGCCTACTGTATTTGCCTCAGAGTCTATAGCAGCATTGAGGATTCTTGTGGCTGTCTCTTTGATATTCCAACGACCATGGTATATATCTTTTACTAGCCATTGATCTCCTACGATCTTAACTACACTAATGGCAGTCTCATCTAGCTTTGAACTCTTTAGACCTCTATCCTTCTGAGCTGCTTCAAATCCTGCTGGATCTACTGCTATAACATAGTGCCCAATTGTACCTTCTTCAAAATCCTTGTCGTTTTCAACGTAAGTAACCCATTCCTCTTTAAATATACCGCCACTAAAGGACTCAAAAGTTGCTTCAAACTCCTGTCTGAAGGCTTGGGTTGACATTGTTTTCCTTGCTTGAGAGATCTCAAGAGGATCTAGGAGTGGATTATCTGTGCTGTTATACTGAAAAGCCTCCCAACCTTCATTATCCATAGCCTCTATGTACAACTTATAGAAATGATTCTTCCCTGCTGGTGTTCCTATAAATAGTGCATCACCCTTTACATCAGCTAGTGTAGGTCTAATGATCATTTCCCACACTTCAGGCTTCATAGAGCCATACTCATCAAAGACTACAAAACTCAAACCTACTCCTCGGAGTGTATCTGGTCTATCACTACCCTTTAGGTATATCTTCCTACCGTTTATCAAGGTTAATGTAGCTGTATTCTCATGGGCTGAGGTTATTAAATCTTTACCTAGATCCTTCAATAGACCCCAAATGATATCTTTAGCCTGTTGGAAGGTTGGTGCTATGTAGAAGACATCCTTACTATCAGACTGAAGAGCTTTAATTAGGAGCATCCATGCCGCTAGATATGACTTACCAAACCTTCTACCACAAGCTGCTACTTTAAACCTAGCCTCAGAGTTAAATATCTCCAGTTGAGCATCATGTAGGTTGACCTTAATGTCAGCCATTATGTTGTTGAGACAGCTTGTCTGTCGTCTAGTAGCTCACCCTCAATTACTTGGTGTTCTTTAGCCTCTATAGCCTCTACTTTCTTGACACCCTCTACAATGATATTAATACCACTATCTTCACCTAAGGTGTGACTAATCTCTACTGCTTTAGAGGTAGGGATAATTCTATCCATACACATCTTTAGACAATGCCTATCACCTTCTAAGGCCATTTCTATGACCTTAGTAACAATCTCAGGTCCTTTGGATGACATTAACTCTCTAGAGAGTTTAGTATATTTATTTAGAGAACCTTTAGGTCTTCCTTCAGGATTAAGGGGCTTCATTCCCTTTTTCCAATTAGGATTACCATTGTTTCTTCTACCATCTAATTTTGTTGACATACTATTACCTTTATTTGTCTCTATGGTTATAGAGGATTAAGGATACTTAAGAGTTAATGTACTCTACGAAGTGAATTACAGAATACTATCTTATCATGTTCGTCTACCCCGAAGGGGGCTGACTCACTTATATAGCGATAGTGCTACTCAATTGGTACAGCTTTTAAGTTGAATTAAGTTTCTTTAGAGTGACTGCTTAAAAACTCTTAAGTCTATACTTAATATAATAGCATATTTTTAAGAGTTTGTCAAGTCTTTTCTCTTGTGGTCTATAAGAATCAACATCTTATGGTTTACAAGTATAGCTCTTTAGTGATATTACCCGCAAAGTTCTTTAATGTCAAGAGTTTTCTTTTCTAGTTTAATTAAGTTATAAGATTCTTTAGAGTTCTCAAGAGTCTAAATTCTCTCTCATGTGCTAATGAACTACAGAGCAGAGCGAGCGAGTTCTCTTGGGGCCCCCCCATGCTCTCAAGTGTAAAAAAGAGCACTAGAGAATCAAAAAGGGGATGCTCTCAAGTCTCTCAAGAGTCTCAAGAGTAACTAGAGAGAGAAAAAGAGCTTGATTGTGGTATTCTCAAGACTCTCAAGACTCTCAAGAAACTCTCAAGACTAACAAAAACAATGAGTTATCAAGTGTTGACATTTATATTTCATTGTGTTTATAATAATGTCACTGACAACAACACAATGGAGCATATTAGAAATGACTAATGAAACAGTAACAGTACAAGGATATTTTGGTAAGGATAAAGAAATGACCAGAGATGAGTTTGTGGATGTATGGAAGTCTCACACAATGCAACTGCACAATCTCACAATAAATCATGGGCCAGAGATTGACACAATAGTGGAGACTGTAGTACAATGGGCCAATGATGAGTTCAACAGGATGATGGAGAAACAAGCATGAGTAAATATGTATATATAGTACATGGATCAGAGGATGGTAATATTGGAGCATATGGCAGTTTTAAGAAGGCTAGAGAAGTAGCTGTAAAATATGTAGGTGCTACAGAAGAGAATATGGAGATTGATGAAGGTGAATATTTTTCATACTATTATTCTAGCTGGAGTTCATCAACAATAGAGAAGTTTATAGTCAATTAAATCTAATTTACAATAGACTCTTGACAAGTGTTAAGAGTCTATGATAAAGTAGTTTTAAATCAAATGGAGATAGAGAGATGAATAGAAAACAACAAATTAGAGTAGCAAGAAAGCAGGTAAAAAATAGAACACCTTATATGAGAAGAGTACAGACAATAGAGCCAGAGAGTATGTTTATTTATCTAACATTAGAATGGGAAAAGCTATTAGTTAGATTGGCTACTGTTGACAATCCTTACGATAGAAAATATTTTGTAAAATAATTTACAATAGACTCTTGACATTCTTAAGAGTCTATGATAAATTAGATTTACAAATCAACGGAGAATAAAGAGATGATTAAATTATCAAAAGTTGGAAAGCTTGACGGAATAAGGTCTTGGAGTCTTGAGGCAGGTAAAACTTGCCCATTTTCTTATGACTCTCAAGGTCAAAAGTTCCCTAGTTGTCAAGGATGCTATGCTACTGGAGGGAACTACAGGTTCCCAAACGTTAAAGCACCTAGAGAGCACAATAGAGTTGACTGGAGGCGTAAGGAATGGGTGGCAGATATGGTTAAAGAACTTGACAATGATAGATATTTTAGATGGTTTGATAGTGGAGATATGTACCATCCAGAATTAGCCCAAAAGATTTTTAAGGTTATGAAAGCTACCCCATGGGTTAAACACTGGATGCCCACAATGAGCTGGAGAAACACAAGATTCAAGAGTGTTCTTGAATCAATGGAATCTTTAGACAATGTAGTAATAAGAAAAAGTTCAGGTTTTATCAATAAAGAGCTTGACATTACAGGAAACTCTAGTACAATTAGCTCCATAGACTCTCAAGTAACTTGTAGAGCTTATGAGACTGGAGGAAAATGTAAGGGTTGCCGGAAGTGTTGGGATAAAGAAATTAAGCAAATTGTATATATTGCTCATGGTGTTAAAATGAAAAAAGTAGTTAAATTTATTAATAAAGGATAACATAGTGGAAAATTGTCACCACAAAACCCTTGACATAGTATAGAATTTTCCTAGGTATGAAATTAAACTACCTGACACTTTGAAATTAAATGAAAGGAAATTAAAATGTATAGTGTAAAAAAGAATGTTGACAGTAAATATGGTAAAGATGTTTTGCCAACAATTGAAGCAATCCAAAGATCAGGTGGTACTTTTATAGGTGTCACGTACATCACAAAGAATGGAGAAGCTAGAACTTTCAATGGTAGAATTGGGGTTAAGAAGTATCTTAAAACACATCAAGACAACCCTTATAACAATAAATATATTACTATTTATGATGTCAAACTAGGTGGCTATAGAACCCTTTTAAGAGAAGGTATCAGAGAGATTAGAGCCAATGGTATGAGAATGAGTTATAGGTCACATAGGTGGTGTTAAACTAACAGTATCATGAGAGAGAGAGAGGGTATTTAAATGTATGAACTAGAGATATATAATGTAGCGGAAGGTTGGCTAGATTATGAGCA